GAGAGTATATAGGGGTTCTCACTGGAATGGGTGTGGGACAAATTCGTCGGTGGCGAGTACGTCAGAAACGATAGTGTGGTCAGAATCACGCGAAACAGGGTTGGGGTTTGTTTCGACCCTCACTGTCTCGGCATAATCAGAATCATTGCCAACTGGACCGTCCATGGCATATAAATCCATATCGATTCGGTTAATGATCGCAGAGTCGTTTGCCTTTGGACCATAGAAGTTTATCTTCATATCAAACTGTAATGTATATACGATGGTTCTCCTTGCCTCAACAACGCCTTCAAAGTCGTCTGTGAATGCGACAGACTGTAAAATGACAGGAACATCTTCAACTATGTCAATGTCAGAGACAGGTTTAACAGAAAGAGTATATTGTGGAGCAAAGTATGGTAGTATCTGCTCGACAACTTGTAGTGCGTCATCATGTTGCTTGGCATACACGCTCAACTCAAAAGAAATAATGTATGGAGTTGGGGTGTGAAACTTTTGTCTAGTTCCTGGTGTCATTCCAGGTCTGGAAACACTATTCATCTTCGGTAACTGACGCTGTGCATCATATTGCATGTTCACTATCTCAAATGACATACGTGGTAGTTTGATAGCAAGTTGCCTTTCGTTATCTTCCCCGTTGTTCATCTCAGCAATCCGCTCGAGAAACTTACGTTGGGGAGCATAAGCCAAAGGCACTTTCATCTGATCGTATGTTGTGCTTCCGTGTTTACGAATAATGTATATGTTGTCAAACATTGCGCCAAATACAGCAACAGACTTTCGTACACGCTCATTATAAAAGTGCTTGCCGAACATTATACGATTCCTCCGAAGGGATTAGTCTCGCTGAAGTCGAGGAATTCAAACGCAGATACGCTGAATGAGTCAACGTCACCACTCGCGCCTCCAGGACTTGCTGGTTGTATCTCCTGCAACTCTTCAACCAGAGTTGGGGTGGCACTAGCACCCGACTCTGTGCCAACGACGGCAATAGAGTTTGTGAATTCTCTGTAGTCTCCCTTGTTGTTGCCAACGTGGGCGAGGCGAAGTATGTTATCAGAGGGTTGCCAGTTCACAACCTCACCAGTTATTATGTGAGTGCTGTGGGTTTGTGAGACAGTCTCGCCTTTAATATATGCAACAGAAGGAGGGTTCATTGTCAACTGCCACTGGTACGCTGTGAAATCTTCTATGTCGTCGATCTCTGGTACGCCTGTCTCAAAATCAGAATTAGTAAATTCAAACAACTCGCAACGCATCTTGAATACAGGTAATTTTCCGAGTTGGTAGAATGGGTTTTCATCTTCAACTTTCATTATCTCGAAAGTCGAACCACTCAAAGGAACATGAATCAAATCACCTTCTCTTGGACGATAGTATTTCTCTTCTGGAGTTTCTTGATACTTTCGTATCTCGTTGTTCCATCTTCGACGAGACATCAATAGGGTTGCTGCGTCTCGAATCTCCACACCAAACTTCGAAAACAGATCTCCGTCTCCGTCAAACCCCTCAAGGTTTTCGAGGTATACCTCAATGCTATATGCATTGGCAAAGCGTGATAGGATTTCATCATTGAATACCATATCACGGGACACTACTTCTCGTGGAAGATAGTAGATGTCGGTGCCATAAAACTTGAGAGACTCTACAATGAGGTCTTCATACAGGTTCTGTTCTGACCGAACGTTGTGCCTAAAATGTCTAGAAGTTGCCATTATTTAACCTACAAAAAACTCGGGTGGGAGTTCTTGTTCCAGTCGCATGCGCTCGCGCAGTTCAGTTATCTCACCCTTTGCTTCTTCAAGAATCTGTCTGCCAGAGATAGTGATACCTCCTGGAAGTTGCATACCCTCAAACTTGCTCATGTTCTGACCCCACTGCTCTTTGATCAAGGAAGTTGTGTAGTCCTTCATAAACATATCATTCCATATAGAACCGTTCACTGCTGGGTCTACAATCTGGTAAACTTCTAATGCGATATGTCCGCCTTCTTTTATCTGTCCGTCGGAAATATCACTGTGGAGGTAGACACGGTTGGACCGCCGAGAGAAATTTATCAGAGGGAGTCCATTTATTTTCATATCAATGAGAGACATAAACTGCTGAACTTGTTCTAGGTATGCCATACCTCCACCCAGTCCACCAGCACCTGTCATATTTTGCATGTCGCTCATCGCAAACTGGTACTGGAATGAAAAGAAGTTCGAACTCTGTACCATGGAGGTGTTAACAGGAAACATTTTGGTTACATACAAGATGCTGCTTGGTATGGTGATATACTTATTCGTTATATCAGCAGAGGTCATCACGTGCTCATAGTATAGACGAATAGTGGCATCATCGTGAAACTCTTGATACACCTGCAATGCATCATCGACTTTATCTTCTATTTGATCTTCGTCGACGTTAATTTCGATAACAGGTTCTCCCAATCTCCTAAGAGAATAATCGATATGACCTTGTCTCGTTGCTATAACTGCCATTCTTCTCGTCCTTCAGTGTTTAGTTCTATTTATACATCCAGAAAGCACGCAGTTATATATTTTGTCTAATGTCTCGTTCTACAGTTGCCTCATGTGCGGTGTGATTCAGTTGTTCATAGTCAGCACTAAGAGTGCAATTCCTTGGGGTGACAAAGTTGTAGTCATATTTATCCAGTATTGCGCGCATGATCGGTGCATCCATTGCATTGGTTTCTAACCAGTCATTTCTACCTTTCATAACCTCGTGAAATATTCTCCTGTCATTATATAATGATGCAGAAAGGACGTTGTTGTTACTGGATATAGTGCGCGTGTATAATTTGGGTGTAGAGAGTATCATCAAAATATCTTCGATTTCCTCGTATGACAAACCTCTGTACATTTCTATACATGTATCGACAGTTCCTTCAAAATCGTAGTCGACAGAGTTAGTGTATGCGGAACCATACATATCACCTTTATCATAAATGTCAGATTTAATCTTATCTATCATTGAAGACGTATCACTACTATAGTATTTTAAAAATAATACGAGCACGTGCGGTATCAAATCTCTAACAAACATTTCATTACCATTAACCCCATACATAAAATATCAGGTTTAATTTTTTGCATGTTAAGATGTCTGAATGTAGGGATTATCGACGTCCAGCGACAGGAAGAATCTATCAGATGGGTTAAGCAATCTTTACGGTTCCGTCTTGATTTGTATGTGTATCTGTTTGTGTTAGGAAAGTTGTTTTGTGCAAGTTTGATCAAATCATAATGTTGCTCTGAATCTGCTGTGTCTACAGTATAGAGAAGTTGGAGGTCTTCAGGGAAGAAAACTGATTGCAAGGCAGAGTCTATTCCTTCACTGAGAGAACAGTATCGTAACGGATACTTTTCTTTGATTACTTCTGAGTGGTGCTGCATACATTGGTGTATTTATTCGGTGAGTTCATCAAGGTCTTGCCAGACTTCTTGAGCATGAGAATCTTTGGCATCTTGTATGTAATTATATTGGGGGTTGAATATTGAGATGTGATCATAGTAGGTTGTGCGGGCAGCATCAGAATACTCACGACCATAATCATCCGATTCAACCCATATCCTAGTGTGGTCTATGTCTTCGATCGTCATATAAGGGATGTGGTTGCTTATTTCTGTCCCGTATTTGGTGGATACAAATAGTTTATGGTTCTGAAAATAGTCTACTGATATCTCATAATTATCCTTTGTCAGTTTAACTGCAAAGAAGTTTCCGTTCGCTTCTTTAAAACTAAATTCCTTACAAACTTCTTGTATGTCTCCTTCAATCAGGTAACCGCAATATAGAACAATACAGTCTTCGCCTTCCCAAATTTCAACGTCGGGTTCGCGTATAAAAAACCACCCACCATAATTCTCAGGTTGCAGTTTAGTGAATTTGGATCTATCATTACATATAAAAAATTTCATATCAAAAGTTATATATTGCCTTCTTTGCGCGATCTAAGAGCACACCCCTCCTAAAATCCTCTTTGTAAAAGTCCCATCGCATTAATGGCACGCCTGATGGACTACTGAGACCACTTTCTTCCATAGGTGCTTCATTGATACGATCAATCAACTTTATGACCTTCTTGTCTGTTTTCTTTATGAACCCATATCCATGGTTATGTCCGAGGGTTTCAAAGAAATAATTTCCAGCTGCGTAAATTGCAATGTCTCTTAGTTTAATTTTCTGCTTATAATCAAACCCACAAAGTCGTACTGCGTCCCAGTCTGCAATGACACTAGTCTTGACACTAGTCTCGACTAAATCGTTCGGTTTGTATTTGAAAAGAACCATAAAGAATATTTGGTCATATGCGGTTCCGACGAAGTATTTATCGCATTCCCAGTGGGACAAACTTGAATTCCGTGACATAAACTCCTTGCCGAAATTATCCCACTTTTTGCCGCGAAAATCTATCAAGGG